ACCCTTTATAGTATATCGCTTGACACCCTTTATAGTATATCGGTTTTTAAACATATTTTGAGATGAAAAAAATGTCACGCAACGAAATCGAAGATGAGCTGGAGCGCGAGATTCGCGGCAACCAGGAGAGCCAACGCCGCCGCGTCCGCCGTGCGGTAAACCCTGAACGCAATTATTAACGATAAATAGATAATCATTTGTAAACGAGAATAGAAAATGAAACAGGTAAGATTTATCCCCATTGCCACCTGCGGGCTGAAAGTCCGTGAAGGTGAGGGCCAGGAAGAGAGCCGTACCGTGGTGGGCACGCCCATCGTGTTCGGTGTACGCTCTGTCAACCTGACCCCGTGGAGCAGTTACCGCGAAGTGTACGAGGTCATGGAGCCTGGCTGCATCAGCGACCAACTGCTGCGTGAGTCGGACGTGATCCTGAACCTGAACCACAACAGCAGCGTGCTCAACGTGCTTGGTCGCTGCAAGAACGGTGAGGGGACACTGAAACTTACGAAGAACCTGCGCGACATCGGTTGTGAGTGCGACCTGCCCAAGACCAATGCCGGCAACGACTCTCTGGAACTCATCAAGCGTGGCGACATCACGGGTATGTCGTTCGCATTCGATGACGATTGGGAAGACTCCGAGAATGGCGTATCGTATGAGCGCATCGAGGAGCGCAACGACAAGGGCAAGGAGGTGTGGCTCCGTCACGTCAAGAAGGTCACGGCCCTCTACGACGTGAGCATCGTCACCCATCCAGCCTACGAGCAGACATCAGTCGCTACCCGCGAGCAGTCCGACGCTATCGACAAGGCCATTGAAGCCCAGTTGCAGCGCGAGCATAACGACAGCGAGGGCGCACCTGTTGAGACTGCCGATGAGAGCGAGGCCCGCGAAGCCAAGGAGCGTGAGGCCAACGGTGGTGAGACCAATTCCGAGAAAGCAGCGCGTGAGGCTCGTGAAGCCCAGGAGCGCGAAGCCAACGGCGGCGAGACCAATGCCGAAAAGGAAGCCCGTGAGCTGGCAGAGCGTGAGCAGAAAGAGCGCGAGGCCGTGGCCGTGATGCGTATGCGTCGCAAACGTCTGGCTCTACAAAATAGAGAAATCGAAAATCTTAATTATTAACCCTTAAAACAGTTTTAAGATGAAAAAAGAACTTTTGAAGTTGCAGGCTCGCAACCGCGAGATCAACGACCGCCTGACCACTATGTACGTGAAGGCTGAGAACGAAAAGCGTGAGTTTAACGAAGACGAGCAGCGCGAAGAGCGCGAACTGAAGCGTGAACTCGAGTCCAATCACCGCGAAATCATGCTGAGTGGCGACGCTGCCGCTATCGGAGCACTCCGTGAGCAGCAGGACAAGTCAGCCCAGCTGCGTGAGTTCTTCAAGGCAGTGAAGGAGAAGCGCGAGAACGCCACAACCATCCTGAACAACCCCGTAACCACTGGCGGCGACCAGAACGTGGACGGCAACCTGACTGCTGGTAACATGATCCCCCTGAACATCAAGGAGCTCATCGACACCAAGGTTGAGGGACTGGAACTGCCTGCCGACCTGACCATGCTCACCGGCGTAGTAGGCGACGAGGTATGGCCATACAGCATCGACGATGCCGAGGTTCGCGTTGCAGGTGAGGTTGACACCATCGCCGAGCAGGGTCTGAACTTCGCCAACGTGAAGGCTCTCTCCGAGCGTGTGGCTTGCGCCATCGCCATCTCTAACAAGGCCATCGACAACGCCTACTTCGACCTGTACAGCTTCGTGCTCTACAAGATTCAGAAGGCCGTTGCCATCCTGAAGGCAAAGCGTGTGTATTCACATGCCAAGTTCGGCGACAACCTCGTATCACCTTTCTCTAAGGTTGATGTTGAGGAAGTTGTTCTCGACGAGAACATCGGCCAGACCCTTGCTGAGAAGGCTGCTGAAATCTACGACCTCGGTTTCGAGGGCATCCCATACTTCACGATGGATAAGGTCATGGAGACCAAGTTGCAGTTCACCAAGCTACTCTCTGGCCTGACCTCTGACCGTACCGTCGTACAGGATGGTAAGTGCGTAGGTTACCCGATGACCATTAGCGGACACATCAACGGCCATCTCGACGGCAACAACCTCTACGAGAAGGAGAAGGGTGTTCACTACATCGGTATCGGTCACTACCGCTATCTTGCCTTCGAGCAGCATGGTGAGGTTCGTCTGACGGTTGACTCTCAGAGTGCCGCTGTCAGCGCCCGCAACTCTACCGTTGTGACCCTGAACATGGAGCTCTCTCTCACTGAGCTGTCTCAGCTCGTCAACGGCAACAAGAGCGGCAAGCCTCAGGCATTCAAGCTGTTGAAGGTCGTTGAGTCTGTCAGCAACTCCGACATCTAAACTCTCTCTCGATTCTCAATCTTCTGGGATAGTTCCTCCGTGGGCGGTCGGCGATGCGATAGCAACAGCCTTGCATCGCCCACGGTTCCCCAGAGGGGAGGGAATGATAAAAATGAAAATGTAAAACAGGTCAAACTGATAGATAATGTTGCAACTCGACTTGATACTATTCAACGCCATTACGTCAGACTCTGAACTGATGGAGATTATCGGCGGCCGTGTAAAGTCTACATGTTTCGAGGTTAGCCCCGACGAAAAGGACAATACGCAACTGCCATATATCGTTATCCGAGACCTCGGAAAACAGCCTTCTCAGCAGACGAAAGACGACGGATGGATGCCGAGTCAGTGGCAAGTTGATGCCGGAATAGAAATCGGGGCCGAGAGCCCTAATGAGGTGGATGTCATTGCGATGAAGGTAATGAAAGCCGTCGACAATCACATACGGGCACTTGCTGGCCAGGGCTCAGATATTCCGTATCTTCAGAATGGATTTCCGCAGACAAAAGGTATTGAGTGGGATTGGACGAAACCCTGCTATTGGGACGTCGTTAGCTATCAGTGTGACATAGATTATCACGACAATGAAGCCGAAAGCAACTCAGACATCTGAACGCGGCGAGAGCAAGATTCCTGCCTTCGTCGACGAACTGCTGAAGAACGGCACAGCCGTAATCGAAGCACCTACACGTGAGGCGCTCGCCGAAAAGGTGAACGACATACCAGCCGACTGCCGTTATAGCGTCGGCACCGTTGGTCGTAAAAGTGACGGAAGCGCCTACACTCTTAGAGTCGACATTGTAAAATAATCAAAATATTACGAATATGGCAACACTTAGAGGAAAAAACGTAAGAATCTGTATTTATGACGCAACCGCCACTAAATACAAGGTAATTGGTATGAGTACAGGATGTACGATTACACTTACTAACAATACGGAGAGCCAGAAGCATAAGGATATTGTTGGTTTGGCATCCATGCCGGTGACTACCAGCAAGTCGTGGAGTGTTTCTGTCGATTCTCTCGACACGGCTGATACAGCCGCCATGCTCACCGCCATCAAGGCCATGCAGCCTATGACGCTGATGTGGGATGAGACTTCGACCGTCAACAACCAGACCCGCGAGAAGGCAACTTGGGCGCGTAAGGGCCAGGCATATCTGACGGATGTAAACTTTACCTTTGACGACAGAACAGTGACCTCGAAACAGCTTCAGTTTAGCGGTACCGGTGCTTTGTCGCCTGTTGGCAGCAGCGAGGCTACTGAGGTAATCCCTATCGGAAGTTTCACGAAGGGCGAAAAGGTTCGTCTGTTCTTGTCGAGCGACGGAACCACAGCACCTTCAGATGTAGTAGCAGCCGCCCAGAATTTGTCTCTGCATGTGTCGCTTGCGCTTGAGAACTCGACGACGAAAGACACGTCTGGAGAATGGATCAGTCAGGAGCCTACAGAGCTGAACTACGATATTTCATCAACGGCTCTGGTTCGCAGTGGCGAAACCATCACGTCGCAGGTTGGCGGTAAGTCTTTTGCAGACTTAGAAACTCTTTATGAGGCAGGCACTCCATTCTTGTGGAAGATTGCCAACGTCGGCGGCGACAACAACCGAACTGCGTCTTCTACGATCGTGAGCGGAAGCATACTGATTACTCAGTTAGAGCAGAGCTCACCAGTAGACCAGCCAAGTAAGTACACCATGCAAGCCGTCGGCTACGGCGACTACACCGTGGCGGCGTAATACAACCATCAAGGCCGCCCAGCAGCAATCTACCACGCGCCAACGATTGGCACGGCTGCGCGGGCGGTCTTTTTTTAAACTTAAATCCCAGAAGAAAATGAACAAGAAGAAAATCACCATCTGCAAGAAGCAGGTAATGGTGGCCTATTGCATAGCCACCGAAATCGCCTTCCACAACTTCACAGGTCTGAGCATCGACGCGATGGATTACAGCAACCCAGAGCATGTCGTCTATCTCATTCTGTCGGCCATCAGCGCCTACTATCAGAAGGAGGACAAGGAAGCCCCCATCAAAGACGAGAATCTGATGTACGACGCCGCACCCGAAGAGGTGGTAAATGCCATCAAGGAGATTGTGGCTCTGAGGGCCGAGTTCTATAAGAAGATGATAGGCGACAAATCTGAGGACACGGCCGACGACGGGAAAGAAAAAAACGCATGACCGCCTACGACCTATATCAGCTGTTCGTAGGCGAAATAGGCATACCGAGACATGAATTTTTATACGAGCTGCAATACTGGGAACTCGTCAAGATCGCAAAGGGCTATCAGGCACGGAGCCGTAACATGTGGAGCGCCATCCGCTGGCAGACGTTCACGCTAATGAATGTGCAAGTGGGCGGCAAGGAAATGAGGTCGAAAAGAATCTTCACACCGAAAGACCTTCTCCCGTTCCCCTGGGACAACAAGGAGGCAGCATCGCCACTTAGCGAAGCAGACAGACAGGAATTGCAGGATTTAATTGATAACGAAAGAAAGAAAAAACTATGAATATATTTATCATCATCGCAATCACCATCCTTGTGACTTATACAGTCGTATTATGTATCGCCAATCGTGGCATACCAAACTCGCTCAGCCAGTCGGTGTTTTTTCTGCCACAGGCTGGGGCGTGGCTGTGGACGGCCGTGATAGGCCTCGTAGCCGCTGCCGCAATGCCCACGCTGATAGAAAAGGCGCCAGAGGATTATGAGTTCCTCGGCTTCCTGAGTTGCGCGGGGCTCGCCTTCGTGGCCATCTGCCCCCTGCTGCATAAGAAAGACGGCTCGGGCGTCGACACCAGCGACTTTACCTACAAGCTACATACTGGCGGCGCCATTCTCTGCGCCGTATGCTCGCAGATACTCATTGCATGCTGCCACTGGCAGATACTGCTGATATGGGCCGCCTACATCGTCGCCTTCGTGCTGATGACGCGTGGCAGGCGCTGGCCGCAGGCTACGTTCTGGGCTGAGATGGTATGCTTCACGACGACATTTATATACTGTCTATCATAATTAATATTTTTTGGTTTATTTTTTTAGTGAATTTCAGTTTGTGGGGTGGCAGCGGCCACCCTTTTTTTGTGTTACCATGTTACAGGAGGGTCTTCTACCCATTCGTCGTCAGAACCTACGTCGATCGTGCGCCCAGCGCCCACGATACCGCCCGAGACCGCCGTGATATGATTCCGCTGCATTGGTACGCCGTTGATGGTCACAGCGCCCAGCACAGAGGCGTCTGTGGCGGTTAGCGACACCATGACGTCGGTCTGCCAGGCATCGGCGCCGCTGATGGTGTAGAACGAGGCATTGAGGTCTTTCGTGCCGACATAGCTGGCGGGGATATTGACGGATATTGGCGAGCCGCTGCTGGCCACCGCCTCGCCAGTCTCATAGTTCAGACCGTAGTACCACGCCGATGGCTGGAGCGTCAGCCGTGCCGCGTCGGCAGGCACAACGTCAGTCGCCGACACCTTCAGCCGACCAACGACACGCGAGAGCATCACCTGCTTGGTGAGCGGCTGCGACGGCTTCACGTCCATCTCTATCGCCGCGTGGAATGTGTCGCGCACTGTTCCCCAGGTGATGGTCTTGGTGGCGGTGTCGATGGCAGGATTAGCGCCGCGGCTGGCCACGAAGAAGAAAGAATGACGGCCGTAATCGAGCGACAGCGATAGCCGCCCGAAATTGGCTTCGCCGCTCGTCTGATGGATGGTCTGCTTCAGCTCGCCGCCCATGTAGTCGAACAGCCAGAGGTCAGTCATTGACATATCTGCGAGCGAGGCTCGAGTGAATGCGTTATGCACGTCGCCATCGCCGAAGTCGAAAGTGATGGTCACCTTCAGCGGGATGGAGTCTTGTTGCTGCCCGATCGCCTCGGCTTCATCTTTTGAGCAGCCGGCAAAGAGAAATGATACAATAGTTAGCAGGAAGATTGATAGTGGCGCCAGCATCTTAGTGGCTGACATGGTTAAGGAATGATTCATAGCTTATCGTTTATTTAGTTTTTTGTCAATCTTTGCAAAGTCGTCGTGTACCGACTGCGCAATCACTTTGGCATAGTGCTGCGTCTGCGTGATGTTCTTATGCCCCAGCATACGGCTCACGTTCTCGATTCTCGAGCCGTTGCGCAGCATGTACGTGGCAAATGTGTGACGGGCAAGGTGAGAGTGTAGCGGCGTCCTGATGCCCGCCATCATGCCAATCACCTTCAAGATGCGGTTGTAGACATGATTCTCTATCCTCGGTACCTTCCAATTATACTTCTCCAGCACTTCCACGGCAGGCGACAAGAGCACAGACACGTAAGGCACGCCCGTCTTCACGCGCTCGGCGGTGTTCACCCAGCGGCCATCCATCAGCTTATACTGGTCAATGTCGAAGTTCTGCGCGTCCGTATAGGCGAGACCCGTCCACATCTGGAACACGAACAGATCACGGCATCGGTCCTGAAGCGACCCGATGGGCAGTTCCAGCCGCTCCACGGCGGCCATGTCATCCTCAGTGAGATATTCCACGTTCTCGCGCTCGCCCCGCTTGAACTGCCCGCGCAGGCGGTCGTAAGGGTTGCGCTCTATCTTGTCGAACATCTCAGCCCTACGCAGCAGCGCCTTCAGGCACTTGTGATAGTTATAGATGGCCGCGTCGCTCAGGCCGTCGCCCAGTCGCCCGCCCACTTGCGTGTTCGTCAGCGAGTGCAGCCACGCGTCGAACTCCACAATGCCCTCCAGCGTCACGTCCTTCCACTTACTAAGTCGCCCATACGCCTCCAGCTTGTTCTGAAGCGACACATAATGCCGCCTGGTACCAGCCTTGATGTCGAGTTTCGGCAGCTGGTCGTCTATCCAGTTCAACAGTGTTGGCTCGTCGCTGTTCTCCTCCACCAGCCGCCACACGGCGTCGCGTATCTCCTTCGTGTCGATGGCAGTCCCGCGCTCAATGCAGTCGTTCACGCACGCGAGAACCTTACTATATATAATCACAAGTCGGTCGTTCAACTCTCTGGCGCCTGGGCAATTCACAATCTGCCCCGCCAGCAGCTCATTCTTATGTACCTTAATACCGGTACCAATGTAGTAGGATTTTCTATCGATGGTGATTCTCACCTCCAGCTGACCTTTGCCTCCTTTGGGCGTGCGCCCTCGGTGATCCCATACTATTGCATTCGTTATCTTCATTTGCTTTCAGATTTCGATTCTGTTTCCCAACCCATTCTAATTGCTGGAAAACATGTGGTAAAACATTCCGTCCAATAATGTCGCATATTGTCGCATTTTGTATTTTTTGGCTTATGTTGTTAAGTCTATCGAAACCCT